CTTTCTGACAATGCGTGAACTTTTGCAAAGGTTAAAGGTGACCCTATCTTTTTCCATTCTTCAATGAACTGCTCGTCTGTTAAATAATAACCAGCCATTTGCGCCCCTTTTGATGTAAAGTTAGCATATCTTAACGATTAATTATAAATAATCAATGACTTATGCTAAAAAGGTTGATGCAAATCATTCTGTTATTGTCAAGGCTCTGCGTGATCTTGGTTGCTCTGTGTTTGATACGTCTAGGGTTGCTGGTGGTTTTCCCGACCTCGTGGTTGGCAAAAATTCAAAAACTGCTTTGGTCGAAGTAAAGTCTGATTCCAAAGCCAAATTCACAGCAGCACAACAACTGTTTATTATGAATTGGAAAGGCTCTACGGTTTGCCGAATACACGATGTTGAAGGTGCAATTAATCTAGTAAAAACACTTGAAAACTCGTAAAATAGTATTATTATTCGTAGTGTATTAACCCCATCTCAAAGGAAAAATCATGGGAATTATGGATTCAATGAAAGGCACTAAGGGCGCAACTGGCGAGAAGTTGCCAAAAGGTGCTACATCTTCTGATATGTCAGGCGAGCGCAAGCAAAAGCTAGTTGGTGGCGTTGCTATGGGCAAGATGGATTCTATGGGTTCACGCCCTTTGAGTCACGCTGGCAACTTTGAAGGCAAGCTTGGCGAGTTGAATGACGGCAATATGGGCGAGCGTGAGTGCTACAGCCATGTTCGTCACCCACACGCACAAGACAAATAAAACTACAGCTCATAGTCCTCGGTAAAGGACTACAAGCTGTATAACCACAACAATAGGGTAATATTGAAATGGCTGATGAAATTGTAATATATAAACCTCTGGCTGATAAGATAATTGTCAAGCCAGATGTTCGTGTTTTAAGCGAAGTGATTATTGTGAACAATAAAGAAGCTGAGAACATGGGAACAGTAGTGGCAGTAGGCCCTGGCAAGAAGCTATCGGCAGATCGCAGAGAGCCTATGCCTATTGAAGTTGGCACAAGAGTTCGCTTTGGCACTATGAATGATGACCCCAAAGAGGAATATTTAAAGTTCACGCCTGTAGTTCACAATGGCGAAAAATGTTTAATAATGAGCTGGCAAGACGTTTGCTGGGCAGAATAGGCGATTATGGCAACCAAACCTGGCTTATATGCCAATATCCATAAAAAACAGGCACGGATTGAGCGTGAGAAGGCTGAAGGCAAGCCTGTAGAAAAGATGCGTAAGCCTGGCACTAAAGGTGCGCCAACAGCTAAAGCGTTTAAAGAATCTGCAAAGACTGCGAAGAAATAATGGCTACCAAACACGACAAACCTATCCCACATAAGACTACAGGCAAAGGTAAGACCAACCCTACAGAAAAGGGTGCAGGAATGACAGCCAAGGGTAGAGCTGAATACAACGCTAAGAATGGCAGCAATCTCAAAGCACCAGCTCCTAATCCTAAAACTAAAAAGGATGAGGGTCGTAAGAAATCATTTTGCGCAAGAATGGAAGGCGTAGTAAAGAAAGCCAAAGGCCCAGCAGAACGAGCCAAGGCATCATTGAAAAACTGGAATTGTTAAGGGGGTAATATGGATTACATCAAAACTAAGTTAAAAGCCATCTGGAAGTGGATGGAAGATTTTGTTGGAGAAGATTTAACACAAAGTGAAATAGATCGTATTGTGCGTTTTAAGCAAGAAACAGCACCATGGCCATTTCCTGCGCCAGAAGTAAAGAAACGTAGAACATTCCCTAAAAAGCTAGAGAAATTAAACAGTAAGACAGTAAAAACCATCATTAAGGAGAAACAAGTGCCACTTAAGAAATCAATCAGCGCAAAAGCGTTTAAAGAAAACATCAAAACTGAAGTAAAGGCAGGTAAGCCAGTTAAGCAGGCTGTGGCAATCGCCTACGCTGAAAAACGTGCTGCTGCAAAGAAACCATCAAAGGCTAAAAAATGATTACATTCACTATCGCTCAAGTAAACGAATTGTTACAAGCATTAGGTAATATCCCTTATGTATATAGCAAACCATTAATTGATGGTATCAATCAGATTGCTCAACAACAGATGGCTGAGAATGTTGCAAAAAAACAACAGTCAGATGAAGTAAAAGAGCCTGATACATCACTATCATAGTGTTGTAAAAAAACAACAAAATCAAGAAGATGGAAGAAAACACGAATAATTCAAGAGGTGGACAGCCTGGTAACAAAAACCAGAGCAAGAATAAGCCATTTCTAGATGCTATGCGTAGAGCTTTGGCTCAGAATCCACAGAAGATTGCAAGCATTGTTGATAAAGTGCTTGAAAAGGCAGAAGAAGGTGAGTCTTGGGCTGTGAAAGAAGTAGCTGATCGTTTAGACGGCAAAGCAGTCCAAGCAACCACATTTGAAGATGCAGAAGGCAATTCATTGCTACAAGCTATTGAAGTCAGGTTTGTAAAGCCACAGGGGGAATAATGAACAAAACGCCAGATATAACACCACATCTTGTATATCCTGATGATCCTGAATATGTAAAAGCTGCCACAAAATATTGGGAAGCTTTGCATAAGGATTGGGCTAAATCTGTAGATGCGATACAAGCCAAAGTAGTAGGTAAATGGCTTTCAGAAAATAAGCTAATCAAGCCAAGTGAGTGAAATCACACCAGAAATTCGCCAAGCTGTTAGTGCAGTTGATTTTCCGATCAAGCTACAGTTTCTATTCGATCCATGCAGATATAAGGTTCTTTATGGTGGTCGTGGTGGGGCTAAATCTTGGGGCGTTGCTCGTGCATTACTTGTCATTGGCGTAAAAAAGCCTACAAGGGTGCTATGCGCTCGTGAGTTTCAGAACTCTATTGGCCAATCAGTTCATAAGCTGCTATCTGATCAAATTATTGCCTTAAAACTAGAATCATTCTATGAAATTACACAAAACTCCATTAGAGGGAAAAACGGCACAGAGTTTGCGTTCGTTGGGCTTAAAAACAATATTGCAAACATAAAATCATATGAAGGAGTTGACATTGTTTGGTGCGAGGAAGCCGCTTCAATTAGTCAAACTAGTTGGAATGTTCTTATACCAACAATTCGTAAAGAAGGCTCAGAAATATGGGTTACATTTAATCCAGAATTAGAGTCAGACGAAACTTATCAAAGATTTGTCATAAATCCACCTGAAAATTGCAAGGTCGCAAAAATCAATTGGTCTGATAATCCCTGGTTTCCTGATACGCTAAGACTTGAAAAAGATGCGCTATTTAGCAGGGATAGAGAAGCTTACAACACAGTTTGGGAAGGTTTATGCCGTCAGACAGTAGATGGTGCTATCTTTGCTAAAGAAATGACAATTGCAGAATTAGATGGAAGGATTACCAATGTCCCATATGATCCAATTAAGCCTGTTCACGCTGTATTTGATTTGGGCTGGGCAGATGCTACTGCTATTTGGTTTGTTCAGTTTATTAGCCAGGAAGTCAGATTAATACGCTATTACGAAAACACCCAGCAGACAATTGCCCATTATCTTGCTAAAATACAGTCCTATGGATACGTTATCGACACTTTGTGGCTACCTCATGATGCAGGGAATAAAACTCTATCTAGTAACGGTAGAAGCATCGAAGAAATCGTTAGAGCTGCGGGATACAATACTAGAGTCATTGAAAGAACCCCGATAGCAGACTCAATCAATGCTGCACGAATGATGTTCAATAAGTGCTGGTTTGATCGTAATAACACCCACGATGGTTTGCAATGTTTGCGCCATTACAGATATGACGTTGATCCTGATACCAAACAGTTTAGTCAAAAACCATTGCATGACAACTACAGCCACGGTGCAGATGCTTTCCGTTACATCGGCTTGATGGTTAACGAGCCTAGAAAAGTGCCTAAACAACCAAAAACTTATCAACTACCTAGCTCATGGATGGGCTAAAATGTGTAGTAAAAACACAACAAATGTCTTAAAATCGGGCAAAGAATAAGGAATCTTATGGCATACGATAGAGTTGCAGACGAACAATCAGATGGCAGAATAGAAGAAGCCAAGCAGTTTTTACGACTGTGTAATGACTCTGACAGCAACAATCGTGCTGAAGCTCTTGACGATGTGCGCTTTGCAGCAGGCGATCAATGGCCTGTAGATGTGCAAAACAGCCGTGTATTAGAAGCTCGCCCATGCCTGACAATTAATAAGTTAGATGCTTATATTCGTCAAATCTGCAATCAGCAACGCCAGCAACGCCCACGCATTAAAGTGCATGGAATGAACAATGAATCAGATGCAAAAGTAGCGCAGATCATTACAGGCATTACTCGCCACATCGAGAATCAATCTGATGCTGACCAAGCTTATGATCATGCTTTTGAGTATTGCGTGAAAATGGGATGGGGATACTGGCGTGTTACTACAGACTATGTAAGGGATGACAGCTTTGACCAAGAAATCTACATTAAGCGTATTGAGAACCCTTTTACTGTGTATTTTGACCCTAACAGCGTTCAGCCTGATGGCTCTGATGCTGAGAAATGTCTGGTTACAACCGTTGTCAGCAAAGCTGTGTTCAAAAAGATGTATCCCGATGCTGAGGACACTCAAGGATTTTCCAGTAGAGGAACGGGAGATACGGAATCGGAATGGGTCACAAAGGAAGATATACGCATAGCTGAGTATTTCTACACAGAACGCACAAAAGAGATGTTATTACAGCTCTCAGATGGCACAACAGGATTTAGTGATGAAATCCCTAAAAAAGAAGTATTAGAAGCTGCTGGCATTACTGTTATAGATAAGCGTGAAACTTGGCGCAAAAAGATTAAATGGTGCAAGCTAACAGCTATGCAAATCCTTGAAGAAGGCGAGTGGGCTGGTAAATACATTCCTATAGTGCCAGTTTACGGTCAAGAAGTTAGAGTTGACGATAAGCACAAAAAGTTTGGTCTTGTTCGCATGGCTAAAGATCCACAGCGTATGTATAACTACTGGTCAACAGCTCTTACTGAATCTGTTGCGCTTGCGCCTAAAGCTAAATGGTTGCTCGCTGAAGGTCAAGATGAGGGTCATGAGAACGAATGGGCAATGGCTAACATCAAAGCTATGCCTGTATTGCGTTACAAGCAGACAGACATTGAAGGCAGAATGGCCCCTGCGCCTACTCGTTTACAGCCAGAACCACCACCAGCAGGCATCGTAACTGCATTGCAAGGTTTAAATGGCGATTTGCAAGCTGTTGTAGGTATTTTTGATCCTAGCCAGTTGCCACAAGGCAATATGTCAGGCAAAGCATTGCAAGGTCAGCAAATGCAAGTGGATATGACCAATTTCCACTATTACGACAATTTAACTCGCTCTATCCGTCACACAGGTCGCATCATTCTTGACTTGATCCC